CATTTCGTTTCAAGATATCACTGGCGTTGAAGGCACTGAGGCATTGGGAACTGCCACAGCAGTTATCTCGGTTGCGATAATCGGTGTTGAGCTATCAGGCTCAGTGGGGACGCTGATTGGCTTTGGCTGGGGTGCTGTGCCAGACAGTGTTGAGTCTTGGACCGCGCAGTCTGACAATCAGGAATCTTGGACACCAGTGGCCGATTCCTCGGAAAGCTGGACACCAGTTTCGGACACCTCAGAAAACTGGTCTGATTTAGCAGACAATTCAATCACTTGGCAAGAAGCCGCGTAAGGGGATTTAAGAATGGCAGATACCACGACGAGCAATTTGCTGCTGACAAAGCCAGAAGTTGGCGCAAGCACTGACACCTGGGGGACCAAGGTCAATACCGACTTAGATTTGGTGGACGCTGTCTTTGCTGCAGACGGCACTGGCACATCGGTTGGATTGAATGTCGGCTCGGGCAAGACATTGGCGGTGGCTGGCACAGCATCAGTCTCTGGCACATTCACTGTCTCGGCCACTGATGCCATCAAGATTGCGTCAGGCACTACCGCGCAGCGACCTGGCTCGCCAGCGGCTGGCCAACTCCGATACAACACCAGCCTGAACAAATTTGAAGGCTACAACGGCACTGTGTGGTCTTCAGTGGGTGGCGGTGCAACAGGTGGTGGTGCTGACACAGTGTTCTATGAGAACACGCGCACCGTGACCACCAACTACACACTCAGCTCTTCCAACAACGCGCACAGTGTTGGCCCGATAACCATTAACAGCGGCATCACCGTCACCATTCCAAGTGGTGCAAGGTGGGTTGTGCTTTAGACCTAAAGGAAAAATATGTCATCAGTTGTCATTTCGGGAGATACAAGCGGGGCTATCACACTTGCCGCCCCTGCTGTTGCTGGGACTACCACGCTGACTTTGCCAGCTACCACAGGCAGTGTTATTGGCTCAAATAGCTCTGGGGATATTCAATTCAACTCAGGCTATGGCTCTGTTGCTAAGGCTTATGGAGTTCGTGCTTGGGTGAACTTTAATGGAACAACAAGTCCTGGAACAATTCGTGGTTCAGGTAATGTGACTTCAATTACTAAAAACGGTACAGGAAGTTTTACTCTGAATTTCACAACCGCCATGCCAGATGCAAATTACAACTGGAATTTTGGCGGTGATGGTTCTGGCGCTAGAGGTATCACTTTTGGAGTTGCAGAAACAAATGTTGCCGCACCAACATCTTCTGCATTCAGAATGAAGTTTTATGATGATACTGCCGCAATCATAGACCCTACCTATGCATGCGTTTCTATACACCGTTAGAAAGAACAAACATGACACAAGTAATAATTTACCCAAACGACGAAGGCTGGTTATCAGTCGTAACTCCCGCTTCTGAATGCGGTTTAACTATTGATGAGATTGCCCGCAAAGATGTCCCCGCTGGCAAGCCATATCACATCATCAACGCTGACCAACTGCCTACAGATAATGTGTTCTTCAACGCATGGGAACTGCAAGATGGCGTGGTGGCAGTCAGCCTATCCAAAGCCAAAGAGATCACCAAAGACCGTCTGCGGATGGAACGAGAGCCTTTGTTGGCGGCACAAGATGTTGCGTTTCAAAGAGCATTGGAGACAGGCGCAGACACCACAGCAATCGTGGCTGAGAAGCAAAGACTGCGTGACATCACCAAGTTGGCAGATTCATGCACAACAACTGACGAACTCAGAAACCTGAAGGCTTAACCATGTCAATACTTGTTTTAACTTCTGACACGCTGATTGGTACACCAGCCACAGGCAACATTGAATACAACGGTCAGTTCTTTGGGACTGACAGCAATGCGTCTAGGGCGCAGATGCAGAGGATTACGCTAGGTACGGCTCAAAACTCTACTAGTGGTACAGCAATTACATTCAGTTCAATTCCAGCATGGGTTAAGCGAATCACTGTAATGTTTAGCGGTGTCAGTACAAATGGTTCAGGAAACTACCAAATTCAAATTGGCTCTGGTTCTGTAACAACTTCGGGTTATCTTGGGTCAACAGGATACTTTACTTCTGGCACTGTGGCATCTGCCGCAACCACAGGGTTTTTAATTTACAACCCATCAGGGGCGGCAGTTGTGGCTCACGGGACAACAACTTTAACCCTATTGAACTCAGCAACAAATACATGGGTTGCAACATCTATCATGGCATCATCTCACGCCGCGCAAATGCTTTTTGGGGCGGGGTCTATTTCGCTTGCGGGGACTTTAGATCAATTGCGGATTATTGGAAGCGCAACAGGAAGCCCTGCTGACACATTCGATGCTGGTTCTATAAATCTGTTACTGGAAGGATAAGCAATGGCAACAGTCATCGATGGTTCAGCAAGCGTAACAATCAACTCAGGTGCGGTGCTGGGGATTACCTCTGGCACTGTAAACGCGGGTGGTGCAAACCCTTTTAACAACACGCTTTCAGCAGTGGATTTCACAGGCATCCCCAGTTGGGTGAAGCGGATTACGGTGAACTTTAGCGGTGTGTCAACAAACGGAACAAGTATTCCATTGTTACAACTGGGTGATTCTGGCGGTATTGAAAACACTGGTTATTTAGGTTCTGGTTCTTCTGTTTTTGCGGCAAGTGCTTGTACAGCAGTTTTACAAACTACTGGTTTTGGTATTGGTGGCGGTACGGCTGCTACAGTTATTTTTCATGGCGCTATTCAAATTACTTTGCTTGATGCGACAGCAAATACTTGGTGTGCAAACGGTGTTTTAGCTAGAAGTGACGCCGCTTGTATATTTAACTGTTCTGGGGCTAAATCGCTTTCCGCCACATTAGATCGAATACGCATCACCACAGTCCTCGGCATAGATACCTTTGACGCTGGAACAATCAACATCATGTATGAAGGATAAAAAATGACACACAGAATCGTAGTCAATGTCCAAACTGGTGAAGTCACTCAAGTTGAGTACACACCTGAAGAACAAGCGGCACATGATGCGGCAGTAGCGGCACAGCTTGCAGAGGCAGAAGCGCAAGCGCCTACTGAGGCCGCATCATGACACCAGTGGAGGCCAGACTGGACACGCATGAACAGATTTGCGAGTTTCGATACGAGAGCATCAATGCCCGATTAAAGCGCATTGAGCAGATATTGATCGGCTCATGCGCTGCCATCATTGGTATGCTGCTGACGCTTGTTCTAAAGCTCTAGGGGCTATAAATTGATCCGATCAGCATCCTCTTTGCAGCAAACGCTTGTGTGGCGGGGATCACTGAACTTTGCTCGCTGTACCGAGAAAGCAAAACCAATTTCCTTGAAGTCAAAAGCACAGTCGAGGAAATTGTTGGCGATGCAAAGGCCGTCAAGTCTTGGTGGCAAAAGCTGTTTGGTGCAAAGCCAGCCGCAAGCGCAAAGCCTGTGGCGAAAAAGAAAAAAGAGAAATTCGTTGCCTATGACGAAACTCAGGCAATGGCCGATATCGTCAAGCAGCTTTCTAAATTTTGGGCCTTGCAGGATCAGTTAACTGAGTATTTGAGAACTGAGGAGGAGAAAGCAAAGGTCTACGATCCCAACATCAGCAACGCACAGATGATGGAAAGCGCGATGAATCGTGTGATGTGCCGCCAACAGATGGAACAGCTCTCCACAACGATCCGCGAAATAATGGTGTATCAAACGCCTGGCCTTGCTGATCTGTATTCGCAGACTTATGCAATGCGCGAGGTCATCTCAGAGGAACAGGAAAAAGCTAGACTCAAGGAGGAGGCGAAGAAGAGGCAAGACGCATGGCTACACCGTCAAGAGGAAAGAAACCTGCAAGCCAAGCTGGCGGCAGTGGTGGCGACTTCTATATTCCTCCTCTACCTGTGGCTGTGGCTGTGGTTCGTAAGTCACTGGGGGAAGAGATGATCGGATGGATTGCGGCTTGCGTACTGATTGCCCTGCTATTGCCTTTGATGGCCATACTGTATCTAGATGTGCTGGAAGTGAAGAACGAGTCCAAGCAGCAGATCGAAAAGGTGGAAAAATTGCGTAGAGAGCTTGAGCAAAAGGAACGAGAGAAAAAATGAACATCTATTGCATTTCTTTTTTTTCCATCATGTTGGTGTTTCTGACAGGGTGCGAAGACAGATTCAGATACCCATGCCAAGACCCTGAGAATTGGGAACTTGATGAGTGCAAGCCACCCATCTGCACCGCCACAGCGACTTGTCCAGAGCAACTTGTTAAAACCGAACAGGAGAAGAAGTAATGCCAACTGTCGTGATGAATAAATCAAGCCGCATGAGTGCCGAAGAAATCGAGATTCGTGTTTGGGCTTTTGTGATCGTTATCTTGGTGACCATTCTGCTTGGTGCAATGGCCATGTTCTTGTACTCTGTGACCTATGTGACGCAACCAATGAATGGTCAGATGGCGGCAATTGATAAGGTCTACACAAGCCAAATTTCCACCATCATGGTATTCATCACTGGCGTGCTTGGTGGTGTTGCAGGACGATCTGGTGTCAAAGCCGTGGCCAATGCAGTTGCCAAGGCAGAGGCTAACGACAACGAGCCGCCAGCACCATGAGTCTATTAAATCCTTGGGTGTTATTGGGCATCGTCATGGCGGTGCTTTCAGCCTTTGGTGGTGGATACTACAAGGGCAAGGATTCAGAATATCAGCGCCAACAACTTGAGATTGCCGCGCTCAACGCCAAGGCGCGGGAGACTGAGCAAGCGATGGCAAAGGTAGCGCAGACATATGGCGAGACATTACGAAAGGCGAACAATGTTGCAAAGGTTAAAGAAAATCAGTTGCGTGCTGATCTCAACTCTGGTGCTCTCAAGCTGCGGCTTCCTACAAAAGCAACCACCTGCCCAAGCGTTCCAGTGCCCGAAACCGCCACCGTTGCCAGCGGAAGTGACAGCGGAGAAGCAAGAGCCGAATCTGGTGGATCGGTTGATGTCGCTGCCGATCTTCTCCAGATCGCCGCCGATGGAGATGCCGCCATCCGGAAACTGAATACCTGTCTTGAAGCCTACGAAACCATAAGGAACACCAAATGAACTTGACCGCCAACTTCTCTCTGCATGAACTCAGCAAATCCGAAACCGCATTGCGGATGGGCTTTGACAATACGCCCGATGATGAGGCCACCGAGAATCTGCGACTGCTGTGCGAGAAGGTATTGCAGCCAGTGCGTGACCATTACGGCAAAGGCGTGAAGGTGAATTCCGCTTACCGTTCACCGGAGTCAAATGCGGCGGTTGGCGGCTCTAAGACCTCTGACCATTGCAAGGGTATGGCGGCTGATATTGAGATACCTGGCGTGGCCAATGCTGACCTCGCACAGTGGATCATGGACAACCTTG